CTTCCGTCCCAATCTGAATATGATATTACAACATATACTTTCATTTTTATGATCCTATCCATTTATTAGCGTGAGCCATTAAATAAAAAAGAGTTGAACATGCGCTAATAGATGCAATAAATAACTGCCACATTCTGGTCTCAATTTTATCGAAACGTTTTTCTATGGAGTCAAACCTTTTTTCCACTAGGTCAAATCTTTTATCCATCCTCTCATTCATTAATCTGATTTCATGCTTAATGTCATTTAATCCTACAATTACATTTGACATATTGGTTTCTAATACAGCGATTCTTTCGCCGTGGTTGTTATTCAATTTATGGGCTTTCATTTTAATTCCCTCGAATTCTTGGTAATTAGCCCCTGAAGGGGCGGTTTTTTATTTAATTAGATAATAAATGTTTTTTGATAAATCTTTCTTTACTACGTTTTTTTGCAGCTTTTACAAATCTATCAAAATATTCTCTTTCTTCTTTTGTTTCTCTAACTTTAAAACCATCTATAACGATTAAAGCTGGAATCAATAATACTATTAATAAGCTGAGTAAGATTAATGCTTGGTTGATTAAGTCGATCATTTCGTTTTTTCCTTTGTTTCGTTAGTTGATGAGATAAGTATAAGCTTATTGACTTACATTGTCAATACTATTTATTAAATTAATTTAAATACTGGATACACTTTCTTATTTAATTATGTATAATAAATAATCAATTAAGGAGATTTAACTATGAAAGAATGTAAAGATTGTAAGAAAGGTCATTGTATGAAGCACATGAAAAAGGGCAAGAAATGACTGTAATTAGATGCCAGTCTTGCAACGGTTCAGGATTAGTGATGGGCGGAGGAATGCTTACTAAATCATGCGAGAACTGCGATGGAAGCGGTAAGAAAGACGATGGAAACGTAACTATACAAGACATTAAAGAAACTGAAAGTTATAAAAACGCCATCGTCGAGATTAAAAAACTTGATCCGTCTATGTCAGAAGAAAAAGCAAAAGAAATATTTAATGAGCAGTTTAAGAAATTGGATAAGCCGAAGAGAGGGAGGCCGAAGAAATGACTAAAGCAGGCGGTCCTACAAAATATAAAACAGAATATTGCGATCAGGTCATAGAGTTAATGTATAAAGGTCACTCAATAGAAGAAGTTGCTTATTTTTTAAAAGTTGATAAAAAAACTATATATAATTGGAAGGATGCTCACGAGGAATTCTTCCACGCCTTAAAAAAAGGTGCTGATTTTTCTGAGGGTTGGTGGAAGCTAAAAGGCACTCAAAACATCGAAAATAAAGATTTTAATTCGACGCTTTGGTATATGAATATGAAGAATCGTTTTGGTTGGAAAGATAAGATAGAAAATACTCATGACGTTACTGTAAACGAACATATAGAAAAAGCAAAAAAATCATCAGATGTCAAACAAAAGAAATATTGAAGATAAAATAGAAGTTGCATCTGATTTGATGGCATCGTTGCTTCATTTCACGGAAGTATTTTATAAAGAACGAACAGGTAGAGACTTTGAAATATCTGAACCTGTTGGAAGAGAATCACACTATATTTCTATTTGCAAAGCGTTAACACGAGTTAAAATTGGTGAAACAAATAGACTCATCATTAACATTCCTCCGCGATATGGTAAGACAGAGTTACTGATTCATTTCATCTCATGGGCAATGGCTAGATATCCAGATAGCAATTTTCTTTATATATCTTATTCACATTCACTTGCTAAAAAGCAGACACAAACTATTCGCGATATAATATCATTACCGATGTATAAATACTTTTTTGGGATAGAAATTAAAGATGACTCTAGCGCGAAAGATAATTTTGAAACTACAGGTGGCGGCTCTGTATATGCTTCTGGCTCCGGTGGTACTATCACTGGGCGTGGTGCTGGTATTAAGGGGGTTGATAGGTTTGGTGGGGCTATTGTTATCGATGATATATATAAACCTGATGAGGTTTCATCCGACACTATACGTGAAGGCATCAACGAATGGTACTATAATACTCTACAATCGCGAGTAAACTCTCAATCAACTCCTATTATATTTATATGCCAGAGACTTCATGAAGATGAACTTGTTGCACGTCTTATTAAAACTGGGGAATGGGAAACTTTAATATTGCCTGCTCTTGATCAAGCAGGAAATGCGCTTAACCCAAACATGCACGATGTAAAGACTCTTAAAAGAATGCAAGAGGAAAGCCCATATGTATTTTCCGCACAATATCAACAAGACCCTCAACCTTCAGGAGGGGGAATCTTTAAGCCTGAATGGTTTAAAAGATATGAATTTGAGCCAAATATCATATCGACTTTTATTACAGCCGACACAGCAGAAACCGACAAAAACTATAATGATGCTTCTGTCTTTAGCTTCTGGGGACTATATAAAATCTTTCATGGTGAAATCGAAACAGAAATGTACGGTTTACATTGGATAGATTGTTTAGAACTAAGAGTCGATCCTAAAGATTTAGAGAAAGAGTTTCTTATGTTTTACGCTGGATGTATGCGCCACAAAGTTAAGCCTTCTATTGCAGCAATAGAAAAGAAATCTACTGGCGTCACATTGCTATCTGTACTAAAAGAATATCAAGGCTTGCAGTTGCTCGATATACAGCGAGACAGATCAAGTGGAAGCAAAATCACTCGTTTCTTAGAAGCTCAACCATTTGTTGCTAGAGGTCAAATATCACTACCAGAATACGGCAAGCACACTAAGATGTGTATAGAACATTGCAGAAAGATAACCGCTAATGACTCACACAGATTCGATGACATCGCCGACACTTTAGCAGATGCAATTAAGATAGGTTTGAGCGATAATATCATTATCAAAAAGTCTCTCGTAGGAACTGATTACAAGAAGATTGGTAGTCAATTGTCAGGAGCTTTCGGGAAACTAGATAGGCTTAAGAAGAGTGCATATAAATGAAATCCAACGACTACAAGAACGGTTACAATGATTGCTGTGAAGACATTCTAGCGCAAATCAGTATCATTTTAAATTGTCATGTTGATGTAAACACTTCAATTGGTGATAGTCTGAGAAGATTAAGACAAGGCATACTAGATAAGTCATTCTCTAGGTATGAGGATGATAAATGATAAGCAATTACAAAGGTAACGAACATTGCGAAAAATGCGATGATCAAGGTGATTATTACATTGAGGGTATTGTATCTATAGAACCACTATTAGTGAATTGTGACGAATGCGAACGCGGGTTTGCGAAGAGTTTAACATGACTGAAAATCCCTATGAATGCACCTCACACAAACTCGATTTCTGTTGTCTTGGATGTGTAAAGGCGTGGATTGCTAGGCATGATAAAATGAAGGATTTTATTGATAACTTACATAAATATTATATTAAATACGATGAAACATCATCTATAGCACAAGATGCGGCAGAATTATTAAAAGAACTAGGTTTATTAAAAGGAAAATAAAATGGCTTTAGATATTAGATTAGATTTTATTAATGGAATTAAACAACTACATATTGATGAAATGACAAAAATTCGTAAAGAATTTATTGCACTTGATAATTTTCTTGTAAATTTAGCAGATCAAGCTCAAGAATGTGGAAAAAGTGCTGCGTCTAGAACGATTGCGCTAGCTCGAACTTATAATGAGCAAGCACTTCAATCAACAATTAAATCACTTTGTATTCTTGGGGAAAAGTTATGATCCTTGAATCACAAGTATGCTCACTAGAACATTCTAAACGATTGAAAGAGTTTGGGGTTAAGCAGGATAGTTTGTTCTATTATACTGCTGGTGGGGTAGTGTATAGAGGAGAAATGCCATTTTGGTTGGATAGTAATTACTCAGCCTTCACTGTCGCGGAATTAATTGAAATCCTACCAGTAGATATAAAAGTTAATGAAATATTTTACAGTTTAAAAATAGTTAAAGAATATGGTTGGTGGGGAGTTTATTATAATAATGATATTGATAATACATTAGATACTGATAAAACTAATCTAGCTGACGCATTAGCTGAAATTCTTATATTATTAATAGAAACTGACTTAATAAAGGTTGAAGAGATAAATAATTGACACGTAGCTTAGTTGGTAGTAGCGGGAAGCTGTTAACTTCCAGGTCGCTGGTTCGATTCCAGCCGTGTCAGAAGAGTATAGTCACTAGACGACGTGCAAGACGCGCTTGCGGGTTTACTATTCATATCCGTGCATAGCTCACCTTAGGCCGGTTCTAGTGACATGATTTAAAATACCAATTTGGTAATAATTGGTAGATAATTGGTTTTATGGCCGACGATACTCAAAAAGTTTTGTAATAAATACTAGTAACTAATTACATACTGACGCTGCTAGTGGCAGATAGAGGAAAATAGGCCACCATTTTAATGAAAGTTGCGGCGCTGACAGTGAAGCGCTAATGGCGTCTAATCTG